AGCGCATGACTGTTAATCATGATGTCACTGGTTCGAGCCCAGTTGGGGGAGCCAAGAGAAAAGTCAGTAATTAAGCCCAAAACGGCTTGTTTACTGGCTTTTTGCTTTGTTTATAATATTTTCGATTTTCAAAATTATTCACTTCTTTTTATGCCTTTTAGTCTCTTATACTACAGATAAACTACAGATTTTCCATAATAAAAACCGCCCGAAATGTAATCGGACGGCTTATTTTATGCCAGCAATTTGATTGCATTGTAAAGAGTGTCAACCTCCTGAATGATATAATGGTCAATATCGACCTTGTAATTTGTATGGCCCATAAGTGCGATAATGTCCTCTTCTCTCGCACCTGCGGCAGACATCCTTGTTGAAAAGGTTCGACGGCAAGAATGTGGAGTAAATTCATCGCCTAAACCGAGGGCTTGCATCGCCGGACGGAACCCATATTTCAGAAAATAATCCTTGTTCATAGATTTTCCAATCTCTGAGCCCTCGTGTATTCTGCAGAAGATTGTTTCGCCTTTATTATTTATGCAATTCTCAACCAATTTTAAAATCTTAGGGTGGATAGGAACAATACGATTTTTGCCGGCATCTGACTTTATGCCTGCGATAAAGTAAGGTATGCCCTGTTCGCTCATATGGTACTGCTCGGTAGTGAGCGAAAGAAACTCAGTCACTCTGAAATTGAGATAGCACATTATATAGACATAATCAGCATAAGGCACTTTGCCTATGTTTTGTCGTATTAGCTCTAACTGCACATCGGTGAAGCGTGTAGCGTTTACCTCTTCGGATTCCGGAAGCTCTATAAATGTGCCATAGTCTTTATTAACAATATCCTCTTGCATCGCAAAATGGTAAAGGCTGGTGACAAAGCATTTAATCTTATGTAGAGCCGAGTATCCTAAGCCTTGACAGATTTTAGGCGTATCAGTGACTTTATAGGTACCGTTGCCGTTGGGCAGAAGATATTTCAGCTTACCGCCTGCGCCTACCTCGTGATGTGGGTTGTCATAATAATCCACGATGTATTGATAGTCTGATGTGCGTAAATCCCTAAATTTACGCTTATACAAGGGCTTTAGTTTGATATAAGCACTTGCGTAGTTGCTTTTTACGCTGTCACCAAGTTTTTTATATGCTTTAGTTTTTACCCATTTATCGTGTAATTGCTCAAGTGTCATATTAAAGCCATTGACGGGATTGTACTCATAATCTTTGAGTGCGTTTTCTGCCTCTCGCTTTGTGGCGAAAGTTCCCAAATAAACTTGTTTCCCTGTGACAGAGCTTGCAGCGGCATACGGTTTTGATTTGCTGTCTTTGCGCATGTAAATGCTTCCTGTACCCTTTGTTCGCCGTCTGTTTTTTGGTTTGTCAGCCGATTGGTTTTTACCGCAGCAAGGACAATATATATAATCGTCCTGCAAATCTCGGTTACACCGCCGATTTATACATTTTTTCATTTTAACGCTCCTAAAAATGGGCGCAAAAATCCCCTGCAAAATATTGTAATTTTCGCAGGGGTGTGGTACAATATATTTGCTAATGAAAGTACCATTGCACCCGTGTGATGGTTTCCGCTCTGTCCTGCGCCAACAGGTCAGGGCGGATTTTTTTATTTTATTTTTTCAAACGATATTCACACATTATAATCCGTTTTGTTCAACGCCATAAACAGCTTGTTCATGGGTGAATCCTTCATATTCGAGCTGTTCAATTAAGCCGTCTCTTGAAAAAGACGAATACGCGAGATAAGATTCTGCAGATTTTGCGGCTTGTTCGTTCCAATCGGCTCCACAATGATCTGCGGCATAAACTGCATCTTCGTGTGAATATTTTTCATATTCAAGTTGTTCGACAAGACCATTATATGAAAACGCAGAATATTCAAGATATGATTTTGCGGATTCTAAGGCATTCGATTGACTGACAGTAATTTTATCGACAGGTTTTTCTGTCGGTGGTTCTGTCGGCTTTTTGGTGGTTTTTTCTGTTTCGGGTTCAGTAGCTTTTTTTGTTGAATCTTTTTTAGGTGAACGAACATCTTTTGAAGAATCTACAGTTATAGAATTCACAATGTCGGTTTCAAACAAATCAAATTCTTCAGATTGCTCATTGCCGTAGCTTGAAAATATCATTTCACACAAATAATGGTCTGTCGCCCACACATACATTGTGTAGTGATATTTATTCTCAGATTTTTTTACATTCGCCTCCACACGATAGGCGAAAAAGTCATCTATATGAGTTGTTGTTCTGTCTATTTCGTCAAATTCATCAAGCGAATCCTTAAATCCGTCAATAAAAACATCTACAACATTTGAGTTAATTTGAGATTGTGAATCATCCAATTGAGATGTAGCGATAAAAAGTATGTTGTTGTCGGAATCAAGAAAGCAGTCATTATCGTCATTAGCGGTATGCGACCAGCTTCTTGGGATAGCAATAGAAAATGGAGTGATATTGTACAACCTGAACATATCGGTGTCCAAAGTATCGGTAGGGGCTTGAGTGGGGGAAGTCGTGACCGGTTCCTGAAAATCAGGTTGGTTGCTACATTGCGAAATGGCGGTTACAACGGTTGCGCCCAAAATCAAAGCTATCAGCAAAGCAATGTAAAAATGTGGGGTGCGATATATAGGCTTTTTGTCAGCCTTTTTTTCAACATCGCCCGTAGGGTTGAATTTGTTTTTTTGATATGTGTGACATATCGGGCAAAATACTGAATTGTTCGGGATTATATTGCCGCAACTTTCACACTTGCAGGGTTCTGTGTTTTTAGATTCGTCGTCTTTAAACAGAGCAACCTGTTCAATCTTTGCACCACATTCATTGCAAAATTTTGAGCCGGCAGGAATCTCAGCACCGCATTTTTGACATTTCATTATAAATCCTCCTCTTTTGATATATATATTGACAAAATATATATCATATACTAAAATAATATTAGAGAGGTTCAGACTTCTCACTATTCCTATTTTTCCTACCATAGTTGCCGCTATGGTAGGTTTTTTCTTTTGTTTATAAATTCTGCAAATTGCGCCTTTACTTGCCGTTCAAGTGGGTGCTGATAAAAGGCATTTCTGCGCTCGAGTTCTGCTATTCGTTCAGCCCTGTAGGTCGCCGCCTCAAAGCTAATGTCACATAAATTTGCAATTGCAGCGGAAGTTAACGCTTGCAGTTCATGAAGGACACAGGCAGGGGCGAGTAAATCCCGAGCAAATACATTTGCTGAATGTTCGGCATCGTCGATTGTTGCAAATCCGTTGCCGTTTTCCTTAAACAAGTGACCTAAAAATATATGACCGAGTTCATGCGCAATTGTAAATCTACATCGCTGAGGGGATTGCTCATCTGCATATATGATATAAAGTTTATCATCTTGCATCAAAGTTATTCCGCTCTCGTTCTCGCTTAGCAAATTAACTACCGAATTTTTTAGTAAAACAATGTCGGCTTGCTTTGCTATCTGACTGACTTTAACAGGCAAGTTGCTAATTCTGTAGTCGATTAAGCATTGCCAAGAGGCATTGCGTGCGTTTTTGTATTTTTCATAATTCAAGTTTACCATCTCATCGGTATTTTAACCCATGAGGTGTTTTTTATTATGTATTATAAATCTGTATCGTCAGGCTCAAACTTACTGAGATCAGGAAGATTAACTATTTCAATAGGTTGATTATTACCGTCACTTCGTGCGGCTTTAACCGTTGGTATTAGATTATCGTTAATTTTTAAAATAGTATCAATTGTGTACTGATGTTCAGGGTGATTTCGATAAGCATAAACCAAATCTTTTTCATGATTGGTTAAAATCATAGTATTGCTTTTGTTTGGCATTTCTCTGAACTCTGCAAGAATATCATCTACTTTATATATATCACAAAGTGCGATTAAAATTTCTGCATCAGGTTGACCGTGATTGTTCTCCCACGCATTTACGGTTTTTCCACTTTTATTTATTAATTTTCCGACTTCATCGGCGGTTAATCCGCTTTTTTTCCTTAACTCTTTTAATTTTTGTGCTATAAATTCTCTTGACACTTTGTTTCTCCTTTTATAGATGTTTTATCTACGCTTTTATTATAATTCGCTAATTACAGATTGTCAAGAAAAAAATCTGAAAAATGTAGAAAAATTTTTTTAAAATCTCTTGACAATCTGCAAAAGTTAGATTATTATTAAAATGAAATCTACAAAATGTAGCATTTAACAGTTGAAAGGAGGTAAAAGGTATGACTGTGAACGAAAAACTTAAAAAGATTGTCGAAGAAAAAGGACTTAAACAATCATATTTGTGTGAGCATACTGGAATGACCGCTGATGCAATTTCAAGAATATTAAATTCCAACCGTAAGGTTACAGCAGAAGAGTTTTTGGAAATATGTCAAGTGCTTGATGTTGATCCAAGGCAGTTTTTTAAGCAGTCTGCTTAACTTATTACCTCAGAAAGGAATGGTAAAAATGGCACTAACCATATATGCGGTAGTTGCTACCGTAGTAGCAGTAGTGGCAATCATAAAAGCTGTAAAATGGAAAATTGCTACAAGAGCAATGGTGGTTTATTGTACAAAGAATTTCAGAATACCCACAGACAAAGAACTTGCCGACTGCTCCAAAGAAGCCGCCGGCAAGACAATAAGATTTAAGTAGGATTTGAGGTGATAAAAAATGCTCTCAAAAATTATGATAAGCCGTAATAAAAAGAAAAAGGCAATGCCAAATCGGCAATTGCCTTTTGAACACCCTGCTTATCCTATTCAGAGTGATTTTTATGAAATTGCTTTAGATAAATACGGCGGAGAATTACCAATTCATTCGGTGCAAATGTCCTTTGTACTGCCCTATGACGATTGGTGCGAATTTTCAAAGTCAAATCTCTACAAACATCTTCAGGAGTATCTTCAGGAACTAAAAAGACGAGATAACCTGCATGTGAAGAAAGCATTGGAAGATTGATAGGTAAATGCTCGTTGTAAGTGGGTACATAATAAACTTTACCATTTCTAACATGTTCTAAAGCCAGCACTTCAAATGTAAATGTGGTTTCATCATAAATTCCGCTGTCGAGGATAACTTGCAGGTCGGTAATAGTAATAGGCAGGTTAGATTTATTGTTTGTTTGATAATGTAAAATTAGTTTTTTCTGTCCTCTTGCATACGGACGAAGAACGCATTCTTTTATTTGAATTTCTAAATTAATTCTGCGTGACAGCAAATATTGAATTAGATTTATCAGAGAAATCAAAAAGCCTAATATACCTAAAATTCCACTAATTACAACCCACATAACAATCAACTCCTTTGCTTGATTATAACATCAAAAAGTTCAATATACAACAAAAATGAGGTGATTAAATGAATGACAAAATACTCGTCAACCCTAAAACGAATCAGGAGTACAGAGATGTGCCACCCACGGTGGCGGCGAAATATCTTGGTGTGGCTCTTAATTTTATTTACGAAGGACTTAAAAAGCAGACTTTGCCGATAGGCTCGGCAGTGCAAAGTGATTCAGGGCGTTGGAGCTATAACATACCGATCGACCGGCTAAAGGCCTATGCAAGCGGTGCAGATATATCCTTACTGGCTACACTGCTCAACAAATTGATCGGCAGCGGAAATACAATCAACGAAAGGACGGCGTAAAAATGATAAATTCGCCGTGCTACGGCTGTCAGATACGGACGACAAGATGTCATACAGATTGTGAAAAATACCTTGAGTACAAATCAAAGTGCGACAACCGCCGAGCCGAACGCTCTAAGAATTATGACTTTTTTAATTACATCTGTCATAAAATCAACATCCATACGAGATGTCGCAAATCAAATAAATGAAAGAATAGGTGAATATATGGAAATCATTGCAAATAACCGTGCAAATAACCGTGAACATATCGCTTTTAAAGACTTGAAAAAAGGCGATATTTTTGTATTAGCCTCAGATGGCAAATGGTACATAAAAAACAACGATTTTTATGCAGTACGACTTTCAGACGGCGAAACCGTTGAGCCGAATTTCACACTTTTACTTTGCGAAGTCAAAGATTGCGTGCTCGTAGAAAGAGAAATCTATACAGCATTAACTGAAAAGGAGTGTAACAAATGTGGCATTTAAAAAATTACCCGACACGCAGAAAACTGCTCAAAGATGTTAAGGAGTTAAGAGAAGAAAACAAAAATCTCAAAAATGAGTTAAAAAAAGCTCGCCTCGATAAATCCCAAACCGAGGAAAATTACACAAACGCTCGATATGCATTAGGAGGTTATAAGAACGAGAACACTAAACTCTGTGAAAAACTTTCAATGTATGAATCAGCAAAGGCAAAAACATATGGTTTTGAATGTGTGGGGGTTGAGAAGTGATGAAAAGACCGTGTAATGCTCCCGCCACTATTGAAGGCTGGTCAATGAAATGCAGTAGTCATAATTACATTACTTTATATTACAACGGTAAGTTTGTCCGCTGTTTTGATAACGATCTGTATAACGAAGATCCGCTGAAAGATGAATATTACGCAGAACACATTATTAACGCCATCGAAAAAAGAACAGGAATGAAAATCACCAACATTCCGATAGTTGGAACAGCTGAAGATTTTGACGGATTAAGATTTTTAAACGGCGGTTTTAAAAAAGGTGCCGATTGGTTGTTAAATGACAAAGAAAAAGACCGTTGACTGCTTGCAACAATCAACGGTCCGCAAATAAAAGGCTATTTGCAATCTAACTAATATTATCATAGCAAATAACCTTGCAAAAATCAAGGAGATTATAAAAATGGAAAGAAAATCTAAATTACAGATGATAGCAGTGGACAAACTGCACCCACATCCACAGAACCCTCGAAAGGTTATCGGCGATGTTTCGGAGCTCGCAGAATCTATCAAAGCAAACGGTATCTTGCAGAATTTGACCGTAGTGCCAAACAATGATAACTGGGATGATTTTACCGTTATCATCGGGCATCGCAGGCTTGCGGCCGCAAAGCAGGCAGGCTTGACTGAACTGCCATGCGCTGTTGTTGAGATGACCGAAAAGGAACAGTTATCTACAATGTTAACCGAAAATATGCAGCGGACAGATTTGACAGTTTATGAGCAGGCAAAAGGATTTCAGATGTTGATTGACCTCGGGGACAGCGTTGCCGAGGTGGTAGAGAAAACAGGCTTTAAAGAAAGCACCGTAAGAAGAAGACTCAAACTTGCAGAACTTGATGAAGAATCCTTCAAGGACAGCCAGCTCAGACAACCCACATTGGCAGACTACGAGCGTCTGAATCAGATTAAGGATATTGATGTAAGGAATGAATTGCTTAAATCAATCGGAACTAATAATTTCGACAATCTTTTGTACTCTGCTGTTAAGAAGCAGGAAACAGATGAAGAAAAAGAAAAAATTGAAAAGCTCTGTCTTGAACATGGAATGATTAAAGCGCAGAAACATGACGAAATTCCAAGCAACTACGAATATACGGGATTTTTTGCGCTCAAAGATTTGATTGGTAAAGACTTTGCGGACGGCAGGAAAAGATATTTTTATTTTGCTTACGGCTCAAACATTTATATTTATGCAGAAGCATTTGAAAAGCAGGAAAAGAACGATGCCGAAGAAGAAAAGCGAAGGCTTGAAGAGCAGAGATGGGACAAGCTTGTTGAACAGGCGGAAGAAATAGACGAACGCTGTGAGGCTCTCAGAAGAGGCTTTATGCTTGATACAAATTTCAATGACAGCAGTAAAAAGCAGGAGCTTGTGAAGTTTATTGTAGCCCAAGTGGCGGCAGGAGCCAGTAACAAAAAATATCGTTTTGAAGAAATTATCGAACACAACTTTGAAGATGATGAAAACACGGACAGCTACATCAACGAACACTGGAGCGATAACAGCGGTAGAATGCTTATGGCGACGGCATACGCTTTGTGCCAAAGAAGTTATGAAAAATTAAGCTTTATTTATGTAGGATATAACAGCAAAACGATCAGCCGAAAAAACAGCCCGGATTTAAACAAATTTTATGCTTTGCTTTGTAAACTCGGCTATGTGATGAGTGACGAGGAGATACAGCTCCGTGACGGCACGCATCCGATTTTTACCACCGGCGAAACAAACTAAATAAGTTAATCACGCTCTGCACAGCGAGATTATATATCTCATTTTATACCTATACCTACTTTTCTGAATATTACCCTCATCTCAGACAGGTGCAGCTGTCTGAGATGGTTTTAATATTAAAACGAGGAGAATAGTCATGAGAGAATATTTATTCAGGGGCAAGATGATAGCTAACGGTAAGTGGTCAGAAGGCAACTTGCTTGTGACTAAACAAGGTTGCTGTATAACACCCGATGCAACGGTGTTAGGTAGCTATGGTGCGGTAGACCCCGAAACAGTCGGACAGTACACAGGCTTGACCGACAAGAACGGCACGAAGATTTTTGAGGGGGATATTGTAAAATATGGTGATACTGTTCATAATGTAGTGTTTGAACAAAGAAACGGAACAGCGTATTTTGGTCTTGTGTATTCAACACTTGAAACCTTATCGTTTGGATATTATCAAGATTTGAAACAAATTGAAGTAATCGGCAATATCTACGATAATCCTGAACTTTTAGGAGATGAAAATAATGGCAAAAAATGATGAAGATAATACAGAGTACATTACTCAATCTACTCGTCATTCTATGCTTGTATCATTGAGCCGTGAAATCAATGTGATTTCAGACGAAAACGCAGTTTTATACGACACAATAATCAAATTGTGCCAAAAGTTCTTTCCTGAAAAAAACAACCAAAAATTTTGCGCTCAATGTAAGATTATGGAGAAAGGGGCTTATGCACCTAATCCTATTGATGATCCAACCACACCCTACATAGAATCTCACATGCTGAGATTAGAAATGCTTGCAACCGGAAATATGGGACTAAAAGACCAAATTGTTAAAATGTGCCGGCTGTTACTTGAGGAGGAAGACAATGACAAAGGCAATGACAGAAGTAAAACTTAAACCTTGCCCATTCTGCGGAACAGGCAAAACGAATCAATGAGATTGTTAGGTGGTAGAAAAATGTCGAGGTTAAATAAAACATGGACGGCCGATGAAATAGATTATCTTATTTCTGCTTGGGGTAATGTTAATATGTCAACTATAACAAAACACCTTGATAGATCCGAATGTGCGATAAGGCTAAAAGCCGGTAAGTTAAACTTAGGACCTTTTTTGACGAATGGCTATAGATATATCACAATAAGTAATCTTTATAAACTCATTCGTCCAAACACTTCTGCCACTTATCTAAAAACATCGTGGGTAAAAAATAGGAATCTGCCTACTCACAACATATCAAGAAGTTCAAAAACAAATTTTATTGTTGTTTACATAGATGAATTTTGGACGTGGGCAGAGAAAAATCAATATTTTTTAGATTTTTCAAAACTTGAAAGATATCAATTGGGACCTGAGCCCGATTGGGTAAATCCAAAACGAGAGGCAGACATATTAAGGAACAGGTTTATCAAAGCAACTCCATGGACAAGCAGAGAAGATAACCTTCTCGAAGAATTACTTAAAAAGCAAAAGTATGGCTACAAAGAGCTATCACACATATTGTGCCGTAGTGAAGGGGCGATACAACGCAGAATCAATGACCTAAACATTAAATATCGACCGATAAAAGCCGATAACCATCAAAAATGGGCTGAATCTGAATACACTTTACTTGGCGAAATGATTAAATGCGGAAGCAAATATGAAGAAATATCCGACAGAATCGGTCGCTCAGTTAAAGCTATCAGAGGACGTGTGTTTGATAAGTATCTCACGGAAAATCTTGACAAAGTGCGAAATTATATAGGCAACGGAAACTTTGGAGACGGAACGCCTGACAAGCCGTTAAAATACAAGCGACTTATGTCGGACAAAGAAAAAAACAAAGCTAATCTATTGTTATCAATCATCGCAGGAGATTTACTTTGTGTTGCAAAAACGAACTCAAATGTTGATGAGGAATACAGTGAATATTGGCAAAAGGATATGTGCCTTAATTGGGACGATGTTAAAGGCTGTCTTGCCTGTAAGAACAACTGTGACAGCTGTACATCGTTCAGAAGAATTCCTGTTCAATATTGCAAAAGGTGTGGCAAGGATTTTTTTGAGCGTAAACAGAACATCTTTTGTTCCGCCTGCCGAACAGCACGTCTACATCAAGCGCGAAAAAAATATGCAATACTGCAACAAAAGCAAAACCGAAAGTAAAGAAGGCGTATCTATGGATGATAAAACAGAATTCGTACGAATGGCAACAACACAATGCCTAAAGTATATGTCTGTGAATGAGGCAAACAAGGTTGAGCAAATTTTGTCAGTCTTGTTGACAAAATATTCTCTAAAAAAAGAAACCTACGCTTTATCCACCGAAACAGTTACTCCGAATCAAAAATTAGTAAATACTTTTTTAGCCATTAAAAAAATTAGTGGTTTAACTGACAAAAGTCTAAAAGCTTATAACAATGAAATACAAATGATGCTTAAAGCAATAAATAAGCCTATCGCAGACATTAAGGTTAATGATATTCGTGCATACCTTGCTTTTGAACAATTAAATAAAAATGTATCAAACAGTTATCTTGATACAAAATTAAGATACTTAAAATCATTTTTTAAAACACTGAGAATTGAAGGCTACATACCAAATGATCCGGCAGAAAAAATCACAAAAATAAAAGCTGAAAAGGTAATCAGAAAGCCGTTTACACCGATTGAAACCGAAAAAATTAGAGATGCTGCCGGAAAAGATTTGAGGTTGAAGGCAATCATAGAATTTCTATTATCGACAGGATGTCGAGTTACAGAAGTGGAAAATGCAAATCGCAGTGACATTAAAGATGATAAACTGATTATCACAGGCAAGGGTAACAAACAAAGATACGTATATCTTAACGCACAAGCAAAACTTGCTTTGGAAAAATACGAAAATACGAGATCAGACACCAACAATGCTTTGTTCGTTAGTAAAGTTAAAATAAAAGGTGAATACAAAAGGCTTGAAAAAGGACAAATAGAAAATATCATTTGTGAGCTTGGTAAAGACATTGGAATTGAAAATTGTCACCCACATAGATTCAGAAGAACCATGGCTACCGATGCCCTTAGAGCCGGCATGCCAATTGAACAAGTATCACTAATGCTTGGCCACGAAGAACTGACTACAACACAAATATACGCAAGATCTGATGAATCTGATGTTTATCAGGCACATCAAAAATATGTTAGATAAATAGGAGTGATAATATTGGCATTCCCCGAAAAATTAAAAGCGTTAAGGCTTAAACATAAATTAACGCAGGAAGAATTAGGTGAAAAGCTCTGTTTGAGCAGAACAAGTATATCTTACTATGAGCAGGGAAAATTTGAACCTGATATTAATACCATAATAGCTATATCAGATTTATTTAAAATTTCGATAGATGAACTGTTGAAATGAGGTTTAACAATGAAAATAAAAAAAGCATTCGACATATGTAAAAAGAACAAGTCAATTTATATATCTATGACCAGCGAAGGAGAACAGTGGCTTTCGGACGGCAATGCGGTTTATCCAATTTTTGAACTGCCATTGTTGAATGAAAACTACATATGTAAGTTGTATGACATAAACGATGCGCAAAGAGATAAGATTACATTTATCATCGCAAAGGGAAAACCTGAAATTGATGTTAATGACAGTACAGCGGATGAGTCACTCGCTGAAATGTGGGACATCGAAATTGCGTATAATGGCAAAATATTATTACCAATAAGCACATCTGAGGGACTTATGTTCATCGACCGTACTTATCTCAGTCCGTTTGCAGATATGCCGCAACAAGAAATGTCATTGACATTAAGATACAATTCAAAAAGTGTTCCCTACTTTGCTATTAAATTCGGTATGATAGCCTACGGGTTTATAGCCGCCTGCGAAATCGTTGACGAAAATCTTGTAAACAGTTTGAAAGCACTCTACATCGAAAGTGATATGATTTTGAAAAACAAGAAAGGATGACCTGCCGATGAAGCAGTATGAAGCTGACCAACAGCGGAAGTTATTTCAATGGGCGACTTTCATCAGAACCAAATATCCCGAAATTGATTTGATGTTTCATATTCCGAACGGCGGGAGCAGGAATAAGCTCGAAGCGGCCAACCTTAAAAAGCAAGGGGTAAAGGCAGGCGTGCCGGATTTGTTTTTGCCGGTTGGCCGTGGAAGCTATCACGGTCTGTTCATCGAATTAAAATACGGCAAAAATAAGCCGACTGAAAAACAAACCGAATGGCTTAAAAGCCTTAATGAACAAGGCTACGCTGTCGCTGTATGTTATGGTTGCGACGAGGCGAGCGAAAAAATATTAAAGTATTTGAAATTAGGTGAAATAAATGAGTGAAGAAAAAAAGAAACGAGGTCGCAAGAAGAAACTCGACCGAATAGACAGGATGTGTCTTTACTGCGCTGATTACAACGCAAAGCACGGCACAAACTACAGCTACGGAGAATTTGTAGCGCAAATCGCCGCAAGAAAAATTAAACCGCTCGGTTTGTACGATTACGCAGATTAGGAGGAAAAAATGATGAGAGAAATATTATTCAGAGGAAAATTCGGAAACGAATGGAAGTACGGCTTTTTAAGCATTGAACCCAAAGGCTTGGTAATCAAAGAGCCATACAAGAACGAAAGCTCAAAAGTGTGGCATATTGACGCTGACACAGTCGGACAGTACACAGGCATGCACGACAAGAACGGCACAAAAATTTTCGAGGGTGATATCATTGATTTTCTTTACCGCTCGGATGATGTCGACTATGGAATCGTTCAGTATGATGTTGATGAAACTGAATTTGGATTTGTGTATAATTCAATCTTTGAGAGATTAGGCAGATACTATCGTTCAAAAGATATTGAAGTTATCGGGAATATCTATGATAATCCGGAACTGTTGGAGGAATGAAGAGGAATTAAAAATTCGTGAAGTGTGTGGCGAATATGCGTTAGATATACTGTTCGAGCTGTTCGAGGATATGAGCGTTAATACGATATATTTTAACTCTCAAAAAAATGCCGAAACAGTTAAGCATATTATCGAAGTTGACGATAATAAGCCCAATAATGCTACGGTGTGCGAAATGGAAGAAGTTAAGCACGGCAAATGGGAAAAGTCTGATACCATAATGGGAACATATAATAGATATTCCGTCTGCCACTTTGACGAATTTAATATAGATTTTCCGTATTGCCCACGCTGTGGAACTAAAATGAATTTGGAGAGTGAAAAATGAACAAACAGTATAAGCATTATACAGATGTTACGAGAGAAATTTTAGACACAATAAAAATAGGCGATTTAATCAAGATTAACAATTGGAAAAAACCAATGCGAGTTATGGCTGTGTCTAAAAATTACTTTGTTATGGCAAGTAAAGTATTTAAAACCAACTATTATTCCGTGTGTTCAAAATTACCTTGGAACGGTGTTAAACATAATAATATGACTAATGGTATGTTTCATTGTGGAGCTGATGACTGGATATTTGGCTCTCCGTTAGGGATTACACATAAAAATCTTTACGAGTTTATCAACGAAGAAAGTAATAGGAAGTATTTGCAAGAATTTGAAGATGGCAAGGCACATATTTCTGAAAGAAATGGCATGCCGATTTATGATTTGTATATTAAGTCAAATATTAAATAAGTAATAGAGGAGTAAGAACAATGACTAACTTTGAAAAAATCAAATCAATGAGCATACACGATATGACTCAATTCTTATTCGTGCACCAATTCGATAAGTGTGGGAATTGCGATTATTACAAAAAACAATGCAACGGTTATTACTTTGATGATAAAAGTTGTACCACCGGGATTAAACATTGGCTTGAAAGTGAGGCAAGCAACAATGGCTGAATCCAAAAAAAACAGTTCAGCGGAAACACAAGACAAGCCGACAGCACCGGCAGAAACATTATCAGAGCTTGACAAGCTCGTTGTTGCGTTTATTGACGGCGCTCTTGATGTTAATGAAATCAATAAGCTTGATATATTCAACAGATGGCTTGTTCTGTCAATGTCAGCCATATACAATTGCACAAAGATAGGCTTGCTATCAGCCAAGTCTTGTGTCAAGGCCAAATACAAGCTCCTACAAGAGTATCGCAGGTTTAGGACTGACACTTTTTTTGCAAACAAGGAACACATCGAATGGATAAAAAGGACGAAAGAAACTTCTTGCAAATTAACGGAGTTGTCAAAGGCGATTGCCGAACACGATACTAATGTATTGCAAATTGCTTTGCAGATAATTGACCTGCTCACAAAGCATGACGTTTATAATAAACTTTTTATTTTATCGGACGCATCGAATACATACAAAGAAAAGTGTCTTAAAGCACTAACCGAAAACGATACAGCATTTTTGGATGAGTTCGGCGACATACCTTTTGTGGATTTGCTCTTTAAATTTTACAAGTCAACAGAAGAAACAAGAGCAACTGAAATCTTTAAGGAATTGGATGCCGACAATATCAGAACTGTAGCTTGTCACGTGCCGGTTAAGTCGGATGATTGCCGAGGAATCGCAAAAAGCTACAAGGAATACTTCGGTATTTAAAATAAGGCAATATTCTTGTCGCACGCAAAATCTTAAAGAAAATTCAAATCAAGTTAATCCTATATTAAAAAAGTAATCAAAGCGACGACTTCCGTTTTGATTAAACTGTTACAAAAGAATGCACCAAAAATCAAACACACAATTGCAGCGACAAGGTTGCACAAAGCAGTAGTTCGGTGGTCAGACGGACTACTGCATATTTATATCATCTGACTTTTTAATGCGAAAATAGAACAATAGACAGTCACAAATAAAAGGGTTGAAATACCCTTTAACTATCCCGCTCAAGGAATTAATTAAGTGACCGTTTTAGTTTTTACATATATAATGGGAAGTTTAATATGTTTACATACAAAGCTGAAATTAAATCAGGGCCTTTGCTTGAAGTCAAGTATTATAAGTCCATCCGCAAACGAAACAAGAAAAAACTTGCTCGACAAATCAATCAATCTCGAACAAACGAAAAGCAAGCCAAAGCAAACCGTATCAGAGGAGAACAACACACACAGAGGCTTATCCTTTGCAACTTCTCTGAGGGCGACTGGTTCGCAAGGTTCTCCGCTCCGTTTGGTGAATTTACCGAAGATGAATTTGAGAGGGTTGTGTCGAATTTTTTCAAGCGTATCAAACGCAGAACAGATAAAAAACAAATTAAATTCAAGTACATCGGCTACTGCGAATGTGGCAAGCTCGGAAAGAATTGGCATTTGCATATTGTAATTGAGGATTGCGTGCGTGAAATCTTAACAAAATGCTGGCCGTGGAAAAACGGAATCAATTTTACTCCGCTCTACCAAGACGGAAACTATGCTGACCTTGCAAAATACATACGAAAAGATGTCAATGGTAAGAAGCGCTTGAAAACATCTCGCAATCTCAATAAGCCTGAGGTCAAAGTTGTTGAAGGAAAAAAACGAGAATACAGAAAACTCGAACGAGGTGAGGCTTTGCCTTGTCCCGAAGGATATTATTTTTACAAAGACGAAATGTGGATAAATGACTTCACGGGTGCAAGCTTTTATTTTACTTACTTGGCTGACACTCACAAACATAAAAAAATCGGAGGTGCGAAAATTTGAGGAGAGATTCGACAAGAGACTATACAATCGCACAGTTTAGACTTTATGCCTCGCTTGGATTTCCAAGCAAAGCACAGGTTGTAGCTGACAAGACAATGCACCGAGCATTACAACTTGACCTGCTTGCTGTGGCAGACACACTTAATGCCTTGACCAATAGCGGTAAAGACTACATCTGTCAAGCTGTCAGTGCTGTTTACTTTGTTGCACCAACAAAACCGTTGCACAAAGGTGAAATAAATTTGAGAGTGACCAAGTTTGCTGTCAATAACTATACCGACGAACGCACGGTGTTTAGATGGCTCAAAGAGGCACGATTGCTTTGCGCAAAACTTCGTGGGCTTAACATTTGTACATATTGCACAAAGAAAGATGTCAGTAGAAGCGATTAAACCTGTTATAAAATTAAATTGTAATGATAAAACGAAAAGTAACAACGGACTGGATCGTCCGCCAAATCCGTGAGGGCAAGGCATATAGATTTTATTTAACAGCGGCTTGGCAAAAAGTCAGAGACGCCAAAAAAGCGAAAGAACATTACGAATGCGAACGCTGTCGTGCTGTGGGTAAATACAGCCCGTGCGAGGCGGTACATCACAAGTTGTATCTCAAAGCAAGACCTGACCTTGCTCTTGATATCAACAATCTTGAGTGCCTTTGCAAGGACTGCCATTACAAAGAACATCACAAGTACGAATCGAAAAAATTAAAAGATGAGTTTACTGAGCGGTGGTGAGTTGAAAAAAGACATACCCCCGGGTAAAAAATCGAAAAATTCTGAGGTCAATGGATAACGGAGTAAAGGCACGACAGTTTGGTCTCGCGCACGCACACGAGAAATTTTTGAGAGAGGAGAAGCAAATGGCACAGATTAAAATTGCTGAAATCAAGGATAGCTTAATTGAGCAACTGACCTTGAAAGGGGCAAACATTGAAGTCTATAGAGATTTAATCGACAGCTACATTTTTTGCACAAAACTTGAACGAAAAATGCAGGCGGACATCCGCAAAAATGGCTTGACATACAAAGCTATCAGTGCCACAGGCAAAGAGTATATGAAGGACAACCCATCGGTAAAAAATGCAGTAATGTACAACAAACAGCGCTTAGCAATTCTCTCACAAATGGGGTTGTCAATTGACAAGGTTGAGAGCGAATCTGATGACGAACTGTAAAGTCATAGATGAGTATATAGACCTTGTTAAAAGCGGTAAATATCGTGTCTGCCGTGAGCAAATTCAACTGATTAAATTTGTCGAAAATGTCTTTGAAAACGAGGAAATTTACGTCGATGAAGAACAGCTTGAAAAGTATTTGGCTTTGCAGAAATATTTTCCTTATGAACTTTTTGAATGGGAAAAATTTTGTTTTGCATTGCACAATTGCACATACTCAGCTCCCGGTGTTTTAAGGTTTCCCGACCTTGTACTTATTGTCGGAAGAGGTACAGGCAAAAACGGCTATTTAGGCTTTGAAGATTTCGCACTTTTAACACCAGTGAACGGTATTAAAAACTACGACATTGACATTTGTGCAACATCGGAAGATCAGGCGACTATTACTTTTAACGATATTTATAATGTCCTTGAAGATAACAAAGCCAAAATGCAAAAACACTTTAAGTGGACGAAAACAAGAATTGTAAATATAAAGACAAACTCTGTGTTGAGATATCGGACATCTAACAGTGATACGAAAGACGGCGGTAGACCGGGCAAGGTCGATTTTGATGAGAAACACGCATATGAAAATTACAAGCTTATTGACGTGTTTGTCACCGGTTTAGGAAAAAAGCCACTCCCGAGAACTACTACAACCACAACAATGGGATATGTGAGAGACGGTCCGCTTGACCAAGAGTTTGCGAGAGGCCTTGAGGTTTTGAACGGTGATGCGCCCGACAACGGCACGCTTTATTTTATTTGCCGATTAAATGACGAAAAGGAAGTTCATGACGAGCAAAATTGGTACAAAGCAAATCCAAGCTTGCAATATTTTCCAAACTTACTCCGAGAACTTCGGAAGGAATACGAAAAATGGAAAATTGATCCGAATAATAACTCTTCATTCATGACGAAGAGAATGAATTTACCGCAGGGAACGGAAGCAAATCCTGTAACTTCGTGGGACAATATCAAAGCAACAAACAGACCTCTCCCCGACCTTGAAGGTAAGCCGTGTGTTTTTGGCATTGATTATACAAAAACTACTGACTTTTTGGGTATAGGCTTAATGTTTTTAATTAACGGTGAAATTGTATGGAAGCCGTTTTCGTGGTATTGTTCGCAATCTGCGGATTTGGGCAGGATAAAATTCCCCTATGCTCAACAGCCTGATTTACAAAGGGTTGACGGAGCGGAAATTCCCCCTGAAATTGTCGCCGACTGGTTGAGAAATCAGAAAGAACATTACAATATTGTCGGCGGAGCGTTAGATAACTACCGCTATACATTACTCAAAGAGCCGTTAATGCAGTTGGGTTTTGAATGCGACCGCAAAGGACGAAATAATCTAAAACTTGTAAGGCCGTCAGACAAAATGCTTGTAGCTCCTCTGATTGCCTCTGATTTCGCAAATCACCGTATTGTTTGGGGCGATTCGGCGTTAATGCGTTGGTACACTAACAACACATCGGCTGTCGAGGATAAAAACGGCAATATCATATACGGAAAGATTGAACCAAAATCACGAAAAACAGACGGATTTATGGCGTTCGTCGCCGCATATACACAGCTTGATTTGCTGAAACAAAATCAGCCGATGACGGTTGATGAACTCAAAAATTGCTTTAACGCAATTGTATTTTAAAGGCAGGTGAGAAAATGAAAGTAGTAAACTGGGTGAAAAATCTTTTAAAAAAAAATGCCGTTGCAGCGGAATTTAATGAGGACGGCTCAACAGTTGATGAACAGAGGTTTCACCTGACTGAGCTTGCTCTGTTTACGGCGATTGATTTTATTGCCCGAAGCTTGGCGAAGTGTGAATTTGTGACGGTAAACAATAACCGAGAAAGTCGCAAAGCTGAATACTATCTGTGGAACTATGCACCTAACAAACATCAAACAAAAATCGAATTTTTTACGCAGGCTGTCGCGAAGTTGATTTTTGACAATGAGCTTTTAATTGTTGAAACTGCCGATAATCAGCTTATGATTGCTGATAGCTTCTCGAGAACGGAACACGCTTTGATTGACGACACATTCAGCGGCGTTACTTGCCGAAATTTTACATATCAGCGCATTTTTCCTGAAAGTGAGGTAATTTACCTCAGATATAACAACTTTGCTCTTAACGGCTTGTTATCGGATATGTGCAACACTTACGAGCAGTTAATGTTATCAGCTCAAGAAAGATATAACAAAGCTGTCGGTCACAAAGGCATCTTAGAGATGGATAATTACAGCTTCGGCGACGAAAACTTCGCTGAAACTTACAACAAAGTTTTGGCAAAGCAGTTTAAAGCGTTTTACGCGAATAAGAACGCCGTTATGCCTCTGTACAAAGGCATGCACTACACCGAGCCCTCAACCGATGCCGGAAAGACTACGAACAGCGAGATTAACGACATCCAAAAGTTAAAAACCGAGGCATACACGATTGTTGGCAATGCTTTGCACATTCCGCCGGCAATTTTAAGCGGTGAAGCATCGCAATTGTCTGATGCAATGGATTGCGCTATTGGTAATGCAATTGATCCGATTGCAAATATGTTTGAGCAAGAGATTACAAAAAAGAGATTCGGCGGTGCTGAATTTAACAAAGGCAATTATCTCTTAATTGACACAACGACAGTCAGACATATTGACGCAATCAGTCAGGCGAATAATCTTGATAAGTCAATTGCCAGCGGAGTGTTGACGCCTGCACAGGCTCAAAAATATTGCAATATGCTCCCTTGCTCAGAGGCTTGGGCGCATACATATTACATTACTAAAAATTACCAAACAATAGCAAATGCTTTGAAGGGTGGTGAATAAATGAAAAGCAGAAATTACAACATCAAGCAGATTGCTGAAAATCAGAGTGTCTTGCAGATATATCTTTATGGCGAAATCGAGCCGAGTTACTTGAATATTTGGGGCGACCTTGTAGAATCCAAGACAAGCGCTGAATATATTCGCAAGGCGATTGAAAAAGCAGGCGAAATTGAAGGCATTGAACTCTACATTAACTCACTCGGCGGTTATGTCGACGAGGGCGTGTCAATTTACAATTTGCTCAAACGGCAGAGTGTGCCGGTCACTGCATACATTGACGGCATGGCTTGTTCAATCGCATCTGTTGTTGCAATGGCGGCTGACAAGATTGTAATGCCGTCAAACACAACAATGATGATTCATCACGCAATCGGCGGTTGTTACGGAAATGCGAAAGAGCATAGAGAGTTTGCAACCAAGCTCGACAAAATCAGTGAAGCAAGTACAAACTCTTACCTTGTACACGCAGGCGATAAGCTCACGAGAGAAACCCTCGAGCCGCTCCTCAACGCAGAAACATTTTTGACTGCGCAGGAAGCTTTTGACATCGGCTTGTGTGACGAAATTCTTGATCCGGTTGATTTAACCGAATCAAAAGAAATCGTTGACGATGCACAGCAAAAGAAGAATCCAAAAGCAAAACAGGCAGCGGCAGAACTTTTAAAAATGCTTGGTGCAAAGCCTGACCAGCAGACACCACCTGAGCCCAAGTCGAAAAATCCCGAAGAAAAGGATAGCTTTGGCTTTATTGAAGAATACTTCAAAAACAAAAATTATTTATAAAGGAGATTTAAAAAATGAAGAATCTTGACGCGATTAAGAACGCAAAAGCAAAGTTTGCGCAGAACTTAAAAACTGCCATTGATACCAAAGATGAAGCAAAAATGACCGAGGCTCTCAATGCCTATGCTGATAGTATTCAGCAGTCAATCATTGAGGTCGCACAGGAAATCGGCGAAACAGCCGACAACACAATCCTTGCCAAGAGAGGATTCAGACAGCTTACAAGCGCAGAGCAGAAGTTTTACAATAATTTTGTCACAGCGGCAAAATCTGCTGATGTTAAGCAGGCTCTCACTGGTCTTGATGTTACAATTCCTCAGACGATTCTTGACACCGTGCTTGAGGATATTACCAGCAATCATCCTCTGCTTGATGCAATCGGCATCGAAAACACATACGGCTCTGTTAAGGCAATCTTTGCTACAGACACAAAACAGCTTGCCGCTTGGGGCACTTTAAACTCAAAAATCACACAGGAGCTTGCCGGAACTATTCAGGAAAAGGATTTCTCAACATCTAAGGTAAGCGCCTTTGTTCCGGTTCCGAAGGATATGCTTGACCTCGGCGCAACATACATCGACGCATATGTCCGCAGAATCCTTGCTGATGCGCTTGCCTATGCCCTCGAGGACGGTTTTATCAACGGCGACGGCAACGGAAAGCCTATCGGCATGCTTAAAGACCCCGAGGGCGCTGTAAAGGCAGGTGCATACACCGAAAAAACAGCAACAAAGCTCACAAGCCTTGACATTAAGTCGTATATGGATGTTGTTGCAAAGCTCGCAAAGGGCAAGGGCGGTAAAACCAACAACATTACATCGGTTGACCTTATCGTAAATCCTGTTGATTATCTCACAAAGATTATTCCTGCGACGACTGTGCTTGCCACAGACGGCTCGTACAAGAACAACCTCTTCCCCTTCCCGACGAATGTTTATCCGTCTGAAATGGTTACAGAAGGTACTGCTGTAATCGGTCAGCTTTCAAGATATAAAGCCTGCCTCTCAACAGGTAAGGAAGGTAAGCTTGATTACTCTGACCAGTATCAGTTTCTCGAAGACAACAGAGTTTATCTTGTTAAGGCTTATGCAACAGGCTTTTCGCTGCATACGAGCGATTTCCTTAAGCTCGATATTTCAGCGCTTAATCCTGCCGAAATTAAGGTAACTCTCAATCAGGCAACGACAGTTTAATTTATCACGGAGGTGTTGAACAATGGGAATTGTGAACGATGTAGTTAATATGCTCGATTTTGACCGTGAGCACATCGAAACAGATGAAAGCACAAAGTCAAAAATTGAACTGATTATAGCCAATGGAAAACAGCACCTCCGTGATTACAACCCTCTGCTTACTGATGAGGATTTCGAGCGACCAACAAGGGCAAGAAGTTTGTTGTTTGACTATTGTAGATACGCTTACTCAAATGCTGTTGAAATGTTCGACCATAATTTTGAAAGCGAAATTCTGAAATTAAGGCAGGAATATGAGGTGCGAATGTATGATACTGAAGAATAACATTGATTTTTTGACATTCAACGACGGACTTGCGAAAATCTATGAAACCGACGAAAACGATGATATTATTGCCGATAGCTTGAAAAAGTATCGCTTTGGTAATGAAAAAATCGGTGTAACTCGATTTTACGGAGCAAAGCAGAACGATATTGAACTGTCGAAAGTTATCCATATTCACAAAGATGAAACTTTGGGAACGGATATGGCGGTCATCATTGACGGCACAAGGTTTAAAATCGAACAGATACAGCATGACAAAAGCAAAAATCCCCCTTGCTCGATTTTGAGTTTGTCGCAGAGGGGATTATATGAGGGTGGTGCAGAAGATGTATTTTAAAAATTACGATGAATTTGTCGAACTTATTAAGTCTTGTGACTTTAAATGTGTAGAGGCAGATTACAACAAATCAACCCCTGCACCCTATCTTGTTTATTTCAAGGATGAAGAAACAGGAATTTACGCAGACGGTGAAATACTTTGGAAAAATGCAAAAATCATCATAGAACTCTACACGGCAAAAGACGACCACACAAGCGAAACAAAGTTTGAGGAGTGGCTCAACGAAAACGGTTTAGGTTGGAAAAAACCAAACCGAGCGTGGGACACAACGAATAAACTTTGTGTAAGCTATTACACTTTGGGCGTGACTTTCGATGAGTAGTTACAAAAAAGTCGGTATTGACCGAATCGGCGATACTTTATCAAAAGAACTTGCAACCTATTCGGCTGACATCCAAATGGGCGTGCGGTTGTTGGTTGATGAAAAAGCCGAAGAACTTAAAAACGCAATCAAAAAAGAAGCACCTGTCGGCAGAAGAAAAAAATATCGCAAATCGTTCAGAGTAAAAATCACGAACGAAACATTTAGGTTTTACGAAAAAACAGTTTATGCGGAAAAACCTGAGTATCGGCTTACACATCTTCTTGAAAAAACTCGTAAAAAGAGAGGTAAAAAAGGCGGAACGATACAGCCGAAGATGCACATTGCTCCGGCTACAGAAAAAATCCATAATGAATTTGAAGCCGGAATAAAAAAGCTCATTAAATCATCTGAAGCTTTTGGCGGCGGTGATTTGAGTGGAATAAAAAGAATTTAAAAACATAAGGAGTGTTTATTTTATGAATAAAACGATTAGAAAAGTTGGTTATGCTGTGCTGACAGAAGGCAGCACAGGCGAAATTACATACGGAACACCGATTTGGTTTAAATCTGATGAGGCAGGCGGCAGAAGTATCGGTGCTGAACCTATCGGCGATTCAAATACAATCTACGCTGACGGCTTGCCTATTATTGTAGCAAGTGCGAACGGTGGCTACACAATCAGCCTTGAACTTATTTCAGCAGTCGATAACATCGAAAAAGATTGGTTCGGCAACGATGAAGCCACAGAAGGCGGCATTATTGAGAAGGGCGGTATCAAAGTGATGCCGAGATTCGCTCTTCTTGTTGCCAAGGAAACATACAAAGGTGACAAGCTCTACGAGATTGACACTTATTTCGACTGCGTAGCTGCAAGAGCGACCAGAAATGACAAAACATCGGAAGGCAACTTCGATCCACAGTTCCCATCATTTACAATCACGTCAAAACCACGCCCTGACAATGACTTTGTACGCTATACATCTTATGCCGACACTCTGCCGGAAAATGTTGTAACTCCTGCTGTAAAGGCTGTAAAGGCTGCAAAATCGGCAGTTCCTACAGATCAGGCCTCATCAGACAACACAAAGGCGGTTAAAGGCTAAGTTATGAAAGACACAGTTGTTATTAACGATAAAAATGTTGAGGTTGAGGTTACAGCATACACGATGCTCATTTACGAGGACACATTCAAAGGCCACAGCTTTCTGCGTGATGCCGACCGTGTTCTGGTTAAAAATCTTAACGATGTAAAGTTCGGTTCTGCTGTAAAGCTTTTATGGGCAGCGGCAAAAACGGCAGACGATACGATTCCTAACTTTAAAGTTTGGTCAAAAAATTTGAGCATTAAGGATGCTATTTCAGCGACCGACACAATTATCAAGCTCATCGTTGACAGTCTTAAAAGCGACAGCCCAAAAGTGACAGCGACAGCGACCTAAACGGAACTTTCCTGACGGCAAAAGAGGTCTTGTCTTATGCCGTCAGGTGTGGCCTGACTGTCGCAGATTTACAAAGGTTTACAATAGGTTTTGTGTTGGATTATATCGAAACCTATTTTGCATTACGAAACAATAAAAACATTCACGAGGATGAAGAAAAATTTCAGAAGATGAAATCTGTATTGCCTTTCGTTACAGAAAGATTTGAAAACAAAGAAATCTCGGAAGAGCAGTACAGCGAGTTTATGAACAGATATAAAAAGTTGGAGGATAGATATGGCATCTACAATTAAGGGTATTACCGTCAAAATTGCCGGCGATACAATGGATTTGCAAAAATCCCTAAAAGCTGTACAGTCCTCATCGGCGAGCTTACAGAGCGAATTGTCGGCTGTTAACAGACAATTAAAGTTTGATCCTGAAAACACTGTTTTGCTTGCTCAAAAGCAAGAGGTATTACAAGAGCAGATTGCTAAAAGCAAGTCCGCTCTTGACCGCTTGCTTGAGGTACAAAATCAGGTTGAAGAACAGGCAAAAAACGGCGAAATTTCGACGGAACAGTACAGAGCTTATCAGCGTGAAGTTGAAAAAACCAAAAGCAAACTTAACTCCTTTAACGAACAACTCGACAAGACAAGAGACGAATTTGATAAAGTCGCCAATGGGGTTGAAAACCTTGAAAATAAGTCGAATAAAACTGATTTATCCAAGGTCAAGAAAGAAATGGATGAGGTTAAATCCTCAGCTGACAACCTTAAATCTGCTGTTGGCGATGCCTTAAAAGAAGCTACTGCTACAGCAACGGCAATTGGCGGAGCTGTTACAGGCGCAATTGTAAGCGCAAACGGCGAACAAAAGGCGCTAAACTCTTTGCAGGCACAAGCAGGCTTGACCGCCGAGGAGATGACCAAATACAAAGGCGTTATCGGCGAAATTTACAAAGACAATTTCGGAGAATCGCAAGAAGATATTGCGAATACCTTGTCGAAAATCAAGCAAGTTACGGATGAACAAAATCCCCAAAAGCTTAAAGACATGGCGGAAAATCTGTACACGCTTGAAGCAACTTTTGATAACTTTGATATCAGCGAAACTTTAAGAGGCATTAACGGTCTGATGACCAACATGGGCTTAACAGCTGATGAGGCTTTTGACTATATCGTAAAAGGTGCACAAAACGGCTTAAATTACAGCGGAGAGCTCGGCGATAATATCGCCGAATATTCACAGATTTGGGGACAGGCAGGCTTTGATGCAGAGCAGATGTTTTCAATCCTCGAAAACGGCACAAAAAACGGTGCGTACAATCTTGACAAAGTCAACGATTTCGTCAAAGAATTTACAATTTCCCTTTCCGACGGAAGAATTGAAGAAAATCTCGGTAGCTTTTCAAAAGGCACGGGCGAAATTTTTAAAAAATGGAAGGACGGCAAAGCTACTGCATCAGATGTTTTTTATAGCGTTATCAGCGATTTAAAAAACACAAAGAACGAGCAAAAGGCATTAACTACAGCTTCAACGGTTTGGTCGGCTCTCGGTGAAGATAATGCAATGAAAGTTATCAAATCGCTTGGAAATGTCAACAAAAACTACAAAAGTGTCAAAGGCTCAATGGAAAAAATCAAGGATATCAAATATGATGATGTCGAATCCGATTGGGCGAGCCTCGGTAGGACTGTACAGACCGATGTCATTAATCCTATCGGCAAATCGCTGTTTCCGGAAGTCAAAAAACTTTGTAAATTTACGAGTGAACATACCAAAGATATCATCCCTACGCTTAAAATTGTCGGTTCTCTTGTCGGCGGTATTTGGGTAGGCAAAAAAACAACCGCTGTTGTAAGCGGTGTACAAAGCCTAATAGGGGCATATAAAAGCCTCAGAACTGCTACGGAGACTGCTAAAATTGCACAGGAAGGTCTTAACCTTGCACAGAAATCAAACGCAATCGGCATTATCGTAGGCTTAGCGGCTACACTTGTCAGCTCTTTGTGGTCAATCGCAAGCGCAAACGATGAAGCCAAGGAATCACAGGACAAGCTCAATGAAGCACATGAACAGGCTCAGGAAGAAATCAAAGAACTTAAAGATGCTAATGATGAATATGTGCAAAGCAAGAAAGATGCGGCGTCTGAGGTTGACAGTGAATTTCAATATTATGACGATTTGTGGGGCGAATTGCAAGGCATTGTAGACAAGAACGGCGAAGTAAAAAAAGGCTATGAAGACCGAGCAAAATTCATCACAGATAAACTGAGCGATGTTACAGGCAAGGAAGTCGAATGGAATGGTAAGGTCATTACATCGTATCAAGACCTTAAAACCTCAATGGACAATGCGCTTGAGTCAAAAAAAGCACTGGCTATGTTATCGGCTCTTGAAGAACCTTATCAAACGGCTGTGTCCGGTTTAAATGGCGCACAAGAGGATGTCGCTACTGGTTACACAAGCAGAAAAAAAGCCAAAGAAGAGCTTGATGCGGCTAAGGCAAAAGTTGAAGAAATGGACACCACCGGACTTTCACCGGGCAAAACAGCTTTAAAATATGCAGACTGGGGCATCAAAAACGGCAAAATATCTCAACAGTATTATCAAGCGATGCACAAAGATCTTCAAAATGGCAAAAATATGTATACATATTATGAAGACCTATCAAGAAGTGTTGGAAAAGCCTACGCCGAGGCACGAGATAAAGCTGAAAGCAATTTAAAAGCTAAACAAATAGAGTTCGACAAAGCAGAGGGTAAGTATAAAGAATATCAAGAAAAACTTGTTGAATATAACACCACAATCCAAAATTACGAAAATCTCACAGCGGCAAATGCCGAAGGAAACACCGAAAAAATTAAAGCCGCAATGTCGGATTTATCCAACAACATCATCACATATAACACCGGAAACAAAGCTGCTCTTGAACAGCAGGTAAGTGATTTTAAGACTAATGCCGAGAATTTAAGAACGGCATACGAAGACGGGGTCGAAGGCATTACCAAAAAGCAAGTTGAAGAAGCCGAAGAATTGCAGGAAAGAGCTGAACTCGAACTCGCTAAATACAGCGATATGTATGGTACGGTTGCGGCGATAGCTACTGGCAAAGCTGACGAAATCAACGCACAGCAGAAGAAAATAAAAGACGGTTTTATTGATGCCGAAACAGGTTCAAAAGCAAGCCTTGAAAATCAGCTCACAAACCTTACCGCAAACTACGAATTATTAAAAACTGCAATGGACGAAAATCAACCGGGCGTTACGCAAAAAATGGTTGATAATGCAAAAGAGCTTGTAGATAAGGCGACTACCGAACTGAACAAACTCGAACCCAACGGAGAAAAAGCCGGTAAGAACGGCACTGAGAGCACCAGCAAAGGTATAGGAGATAAAGATGCCAACAAAAAAGTTGATGATTCGTGCAAGTCGCTTGTCAATAGAATCTTTGATAATTTTTCGGGAGCTTATGACAAATTCTACGAAGAAGGCAAGAATTTAGTTCAAGGCTATATGGACGGTGCCGGAAGCCTTACCGATAAATTATTTAAGTCGGTAGGAGGACTTGCAGAATTAAGTCTTGGCACTCTTAAGAAAACGCAAGATTCACATTCGCCGAGCAGAAAAACCCGAAAATTAGGTAGATATTTCGGAGAAGGTTACCGTCTCGGCATTGAAGACGAAATCGGAGAAACACAAAAGATGGCAAGGTCTTTAACTTCAAGAGCCTTGTCAGCGGTTGAAGGTGATCCAATCGGAGCGATTAACAATAAATTTGCAGGCATTCGCACACAAAGCCAGAATGCAGCGGTAAATAGTCAGCTGTCAAAAACTGTTACAAATTCACCTACGATTGCGATTCAATTCACAGGCGATGTCAATATCAATAATGATATGGATGTTGATGATTTTAACCGCCGTGTATCGACTGCAATTGTGCAGACACTTGACGGTGAAGCGTCGAAGTGGGGAGGTTAAAGATGAGGCATAGTTTTACATACAACGGCACCGATTTAAGGACATTAGGCTTTTTTATAACTACACCTCCTAAATATCAAATTGCAAAGCGTAATTTTGATTTTACCCCTATCTACGGCAAAAACGGCGGAGTGATTTCCGACAATGGTGTTTTCGATAATGTTGAAATGCAGATTGAGGTCAACAGTTATCCGTACATTGTGCCGAATGAAAGCAATGCAGAGCTTGTAAGAGCGTTTGTCGAATGGCTTACCGTTTGGGACGGTGAGTATAAAATCTTCAGGGATTCATATAACCCCGGTTATTTTACAAAAGCGATTTGTACTGGAATTGAGCCAATAGAAGAGGTTGCTCCTCTTTGCTTGTCAACGACAATAAATTTCAGCCGAGTGCCGTTTTGGTATAGTGACTTAGGACAAGAGATTACCAGACCAAAATTGACCTCAACACAAAACGCTGAAATCGAAATCTACAACCCTGAAAATTACACCGCCGAGCCTTTCATCAAGATTATCAATAAAGGCGCAAAAGTTAATCCGTTGACGCTGACGGTTAATGATAGTCAAACTTTAACAGTTAAGACATCATCGGATAAGGATTATATTGAACTTGATTCCGAACAGCAGTCCGCTTCTTTCGATAACGGCACGAGCTTGGCGAACAATTGCATAAGTTGTACAGAGTTTCCAAAGCTTTTGCCTGGTTGGAATAAAATAAAACTCTCAGGAAAAAGCGCAAATGCGTTTACTGACATTGAAATTAAACCGAATTGGAGGAGATTGTAATGTACCCTATTTTGTATAACATCGCTGACTATTACAAAAATCCAACACCATTGTTTGAATCTAACGGTTTCGGCTTTTTGACCGAATGCACCGAATTCTTGGTTACAATGGAGCAAAATGGCACATACAGCTTTAGCATGAAAATAAAAAGCACAGATAAGCTCGCGCCGAAAATTAAAATAACTTCATATGTCAAAGCAAAAGTAAATAATGTATCCGAGCCACAGTATTTTTATGTAACAAAAATAGAGGTCGATAAAAACGGCGATTTAACCGTGTCGGGTGAACATGTGTCAAGAATGTTTTTTCAAAATGGGACAATTCCTCGTGCAACAGACGGTTCGATGTATGGCACACCGAAAGAACTCATTGACCACTTTATGCGAGACTACAGCCAAGTAGGAGAACCTCTGCATATGTGGTTTACGGAGGCCCCATATAAGTGGTTTAATTTCAACTCATCAATCACAGCAAAGAAAAGAATTTACTTAGGCTATTCACAGGCAGTAAAGTTTGAAGATATTTTCAAAGACGATGACGAAGGACTAATAAATCAGTTTGGCGGTGTTTTGTTTTTTGATAATTTTGATATTCATTTTGAAAAAATCACCACAGCAGGTGCGAAAAGTGGCTATCGAATTGCTTTTGGCGCTAATGTGTCAGATTATAAGCAGACTGCTGAAATTGGCAACTACTATACACATGTTATGCCTTACGCACGATGCAACACTACGAATAATAAAGAAGTCGTCGTGTCAAGCCCTGAACCGTATGAAACAGGGCTAAAACGGAATATAAAAAACACATATTTATTTGATTGCACCAATAAAATCAAAAAATATACTTTAAATCCAAGCACCGGCGAAAATTACGAAGAAGTCAGAGATGCTTTGCGTAATGCGGTTGCTGATTATAACTATTCGACGGAACAAACATCGGAAACTCTGAGTATAAGGGTAACTCTTGAAAACGAGCTCACTAAAATGCACGCAATCAAACTTTATGATGAAGTGACGGTTGTAATGCCGGACGGCACGAATTTGAACCGAAGGATTTCAAAAACAGTCTACGATAGCGTGTCCCAAAAATACAAAGAAATTACAATCGGTGACTTAAGTATGTCAATGTCTGATTTGCTGAAAATCCAAAGGAGGTTTAAAAGATAATGGCTATTAGTTTAGCACATAAATCAATTACGATTGATGTTAATAATCGAAATGCACCAAATGTTGTTGCAATTGCAAATGTAAATGACAAAGCGGTCCGCTATCTCGATGTAGCATTGACGGCCAGCGGTGAAAAATTGACCTTTGCAGATTGCACAGTAACAGCAACATTTGCAACGGACGGATATTTAATTTCAGATTCAGTCGCTTGCACCCTGAACAGCACGGCAGATGTTATTACTGTTCCGCTCGAAAATTTCAAGTCTATGTCGGGCTTCTTGGCAATTGAAATTAAGATTGCAAACGGTGAAACGCAGGTGTTAAACACGCCGCTAACTTTAAAAGTTATGGTAACTCCGAGCCTCGCTGAAAACAGCAAGATAAACAGCCAAAGTGCTGGCAGTTTTGTCGAAATCAGCCGAGAGGTTGCTACGGCAAGAGGCGGTCAGAGTTCACTTGGAGCAAGGCTTGACGGGATTGATTCGTCTGTGTCTAATAAAGCTGACAAAAGCACGGTCGGTCAGTTATCGGCACGAATGCAGACGGCAGAGAAAGCCCTTACAGGCAAGGCAAACGCAACGGACGTAGCCAATGCACTTAAATCAAAAGAAGACAACTCGAACAAGGTAAGCTCCAAAACGGACATTAAAGACAGCAGTACTAATTATCCGAGCATTAAATATCTTGACGATTTTTATTACGCTGCAAACGAAGCCTACTCATCAGAAGAAACGGACAAGCTTCTTGCAACTAAATACGATTCGTCAAATATCGAACTTGGTACAGCTACTCTTACTCCGTACTCTACTCAGATTGATAAAATAAAATCTGCAACTTGCCTTTATGAAAAAATTGGCGATATCGTTATTGTAAATGTCACCGTCATTATGAACGCAACATCTTTAGGCGGAACATCTGCAATATCTTTGCTCAATATGCCGTTTTCAAACAAATCGGATGTGATTGTTCACGATATCGGCATAAGCAAAAACGGCGGAATGTTCAGGGGAAGTGTAACCAAATCGGCTTGGCTGCAGTTTACTCCGCTCAATAAACAGGCTTATAATTTCGTCGCTGATGAGCAGGTAAACTTTTCTTTGATTTACAAAATATAAAAATAACGGAGGTATGAAAAATGGAACTTAAAGAAAAAATCACACTCGATATGCTCACAAAGGACAGCGTGTCGGTACTCAGACAGCAGTTTTTGACCTTTAACGGTGAAGAAATGCAGGTCGGCGGAAACATCCGCAACGCATACATGAACAGCAAATCGGGCAGAGAACAGCTCAAAACGGTTCTCTCTGATGAATACTATAACGCTGTCATGGCGGTGTGGGGTGATAACCCAACCGTTGACGAGCCGACAGAAAGCGAGATTGAAGTAAAATGACACCCGAAGTAATTGTATCGGTTATATCGCTGTTTGGTACTTTAGTTGGCACTCTTGGTGGTATTTGTGTAAGCAACCGAATGTCAAACTATCGAATCGAACAGCTCGAAAAGAAAGTTGAAAAACATAACAATCTCATTGAGCGCACATATGCGATTGAGCAGCACAACGCTGTTGTTGACGAGGAAATTAAGGTCGCAAATCACAGAATTGACGACCTTGAGAAAAACAACGAAAGGAAAGATGATTGATGATGAAAAAAATTTTTACCAAGAATTGGGCAAAAGCAACGGCAGTCAGAGCGATTAAGACTGTTGCTCAGACGGCTATCGCAACAATCGGAGTGTCTGCCGTGATGACAGATGTTAACTGGATTGCAGTAGGCTCGGCAAGCCTTTTGGCAGGCTTGCTTTCTGTGCTGACAAGCATTGCAGGTCTGCCCGAAGTTTCGGAAAACTAACTAAAATAAAAGGATAGCCCAGTTGAAAATTAAATTTCTTCTGGACTATCTATGTTTTTTAGATTATTGTTACGAAATTACTGGTGCGCCGGTTATATATGGTGGAAGTCCATCTGGGTAAAGTTTAATGAGATTTTTGTAATTTCTTTTATAGTTTTCATTATTTTTGATTGATTTCTGCCATTTGCGTACTGCATTAAGAATATTATTGCAAAAACGCTTAACATCAATATTTAAGGCACCAAGTATAACATTGTTATGCATAGTTATGCCTTGACAAGTTGGAGCAAAAAATATAATTCGTGAATATGTAGAATTTTCGTGTGTGGTTTGTGCTTGATGCACATATGAACAACGAAAATAGTAACAATCCTTGCCGGAAATAGATGGATAGCCCGGTTCTTTTGCGTAAGTGTCATACCAATCAATATATTTATGTTTATTTGCTACTCCGTCATTTGACTGCAGTGCTCCACAAATATCGGGCAATGTTAGAGAAGCTTGCAACGCTAAATAGTATAGTTTAGCGTCTAATGCCCGTTCAATTTCTTTTAAAATCAACTCCATACGATTCACCTCCCTTCTATTATGAATTATACCATATTAAAAAATGTAGTAAAAGTGGGGAGTGCATAAAATAAAAACGAAAGTGAGGAATAATAATTATGTCAACAAAAAGAATTTATCTCAGCCCGTCAAATCAGAATAGGAACACCTATGCAACGGGCGGTACAAATG